TGTCATCTAGGGATATTCTTGGAGGTTGGACCCTAAAATGTGTCGGAAGGAGGTTGCGTCATGCTGCGTAAGATCAAGCTGTACGGCGCCCTCGCTAAGTTCGTCGGCCATCGCGTACTGGAAGCAGATGTCGCCACTGCCGCTGAAGCCGTCCGTTTTCTAGTGGCCAACTGGCCAGAGCTCGAAGGCCATATGGCGCAGCAGTATTACCGCGTCCATACCGCTGGCGAAGACCTGGCCCTCGATGACATCCACAACCCGATGGGCCGTGAAATCGAAATTATTCCAGTCATTGCCGGCGGGGGCGCAATTGGAAAAATTTTGCTGGGGATTGCCTTAGTAGCTCTGGCTTTTGTGCCTGGCGTTGGTTGGGCGGCTGCCGTAGCAGCGGCGGGCGGCAAAGCTGCAGTCGCTGCTGGCTTCACCGTTGTTGGAAAAATTTTGTTCAGCGTTGGCTTGAGTCTTGTTGTGGGCGGCATCTCACAGGCTTTGACGCCAACGCCCAAAACCGACCAAGACGAAGGCGACCCCAAGAAAAGTTTCAGCTTTAGCGGCATCCAGAACACCACGCGGGCTGGTGTGCCGGTGCCCGTGGTTTATGGCGAGATGCTGGTCGGCGGCATTGTGGTTAGTGCTGGCGCTGACATTGTGCAGGTGTCAGGCGTATGAGCATTTACGGTGCTGGTGGTGGTGGCAAGGGTAAAGGCGGCGGCGCCTTTCGTAAGTCCACAGAAGCCAAGGACAACCTCGACTCAACGGCTTACGCCAAGATTGTTGAAATCCTTAGCGAAGGTGAAATCGAAGGATTTGCCACGCCATCACGCTTGGGATTGACGCAAGGCACGACGCAATACATGAATGCGTCGATGAAGGATATTTATTTCAACAAGACGCGGCTGCTTAATGCCACTGCCGACAACACACTGCCGCAGGAATCTGACTTTAACTTTCAAAACGTCACCGTCGTGACCAAGTTTGGTACGCAAAGCCAGGCCTATGTGCCAGGGTTTGATGCCATCGAGGAAGAGATCTCAGTTGGTCAAGACGTGGTGCTCGCAACGCCAGTCGTTAAAACTATTATTGACACTAACGTTAATGCTGTGCGGCTGACCATTAGTGTCCCGCTGTTGCAGAAGGTACTCGACAACGGCGACATCGTTGGCACGTCATTGTCGCTAGCAATTGCAATTCGTTACTTTGGCGGTAGTTACACCACAGTCATTAACGACACCATTTCGGGTCGCACGTCTGACTTGTATCAACGCGATTACATCGTTGACCTTACTGGTGCGTTCCCGGTTGACATCCGCGTTAGCCGTACATCGGCAGAACCGACCAGCATCAAAGAAACCAATACCTTCTCGTGGTCTAGCTACACCGAGCTGATCTACAAAAAGCTTAAGTACCCAAACACTGCCTACGTCGCTACACGGATTGATGCTGAGCAGTTCAGCAACATCCCGCAACGCGCCTACAAAATCCGTGGCATCAAGGTCGCTATCCCGAGCAATGCAACCGTTGACCTAGAAACTGGCAGGCTCACCTATTCCGGTATTTGGAATGGCACCTTCGGCGCTGCTGCATGGACCAGTGATCCCGCCTGGATTCTTTGGGACATTTTGGTATCAAAACGCTATGGATTGGGTGATCACATCCAAGCCAACACACTGGACAAGTGGGCATTTTTCCAAGCCAGCAAATATTGCGGCGAACTGGTATCGACTGGCCTAAATGATCCAATTAGTGAGCCACGATTTAGCTGCAACGTCAACATTCAAACGCAAGAAGAAGCTTATAAGTTAATCAATGACATGTGTTCAATTTTCCGGGCCATGCCGTACTGGGCGGCTGGATCGTTGAGCATGATGCAGGACCGGCCATCGGATCCGGTTGCGCTGTTCAGCCTTGCCAATGTCAGTGAGGACGGCTTCAGCTACGAAACCAGCAGCCTGAAGACCCGTTCAACTGTTGTCGTTGTTGGCTGGCTCAACCTGGAGCTGGGCGACATTGACCGGGAAGTGGTGGAAGATCCTGAAGGCATCGCCCGTTATGGCGTGGTGACCAAAGAGGTGACGGCATTTGCCACCACCAGCCGGTCACAAGCGCATCGCGTGGGCGAGTGGATTCTCTACTCCGAACGCTATGAGACAGAAGTATGCAGCTTCACTACCAGCTTGGAGAACGGCATCATCGTTCGCCCTGGCGCTGTCATCAACATTGCCGATCCTGTTAAGTCTGGCGCTCGTCGTGCTGGTCGCATCAGCAGCGGAACCGCAAGCACCGTCACGGTTGACAATGCAATCGATCTGCCCAGCACCGGCACCTTGAGTGTGGTGCTGGACGATGGCATCGTTGAATCGCGCACCATCACAGACCTGACTGCTGGTGTGTACACAGTCACGCCGCCGTTCAGCATGGCGCCACAAAATGGTGGCGTGTGGATGGTTGAAACCAGCGACATCCAGCCAACGCAATGGAAGGTGCTGGGCATCCAAGAAGAAGAGGGCATCAACTATTCGATCACAGCCGTCAGCTACAACAGCAGCAAATACGACTATGTGGAGCGTGGCGCACCACTTGAAGCCCGCGACATCACCAACTTGAACGTGCCACCTGCAACACCGCAGGACTTGACCGGCACCGAGATTCTGTATCCGCTCAATGGTCGGGTTACCACCAAGCTGGCACTCACATGGAAGGGTGTCCGTGGCGTCAATGAATACAAAATTCGGTGGCGTGCTGAATTTGGCAACTGGACAGAGGTTCGTCAGTATGGCCCGCTGTACGAGATCGAGGATGTGACCACTGGCAATTATCAAGTGGAGGTGTATGCAATCAGCTCCACGCAGGTGATCAGCAGCGCACCGGCTGAGATGATGTTCTCGGTGACGGGCGTTGGCGCACCACCTGCTAACCCGACCGGCGTCAGCTTGGTGCCCATCAACGAAAGCACCGCCATCATCCAATGGGATCTGGCGACCGACCTCGATGTGCTGATCGGCGGTGAAGTGCTGATTCGCCATGACCCGCGTGACATGCCAGCAGCGGAGTGGTCAACCAGTAACGCCATTGTGCAGGCAGCGGCTGGCAACCAAACCCAGAAACAGGTGCCGCTGTTAGCTGGCACTTATTTCGTCGCCTTCCGTGATCAATCCGGCGTGCGTTCACTGGTGCCGGTCGGCATCCATGCAGCATTGCCCACGCCGCAGCCACGCCTGAGCGTAAAGGTCTGGGAAGAGCAAAACCTGGTGCCCAAGTTTGATGGCACCAAAACCAACTTTATCTATGACGCTGGCAAAGTTGCGCTGTACTTGAACCCAGCGACTGCACTAACTGGCACCTATGTCTACAAGGACACGCTGGACCTGACGCAGGTTTATGACATCAACCTTCGCCGCCGAATCATTAGCTATCCGGTCAGCACGTCAATCAACTTTGATAGCGTCACGGGGCTGTTTGACGACCAACCCGGCAACTTCGATGGCAGCGACCTTGATCAGGTCAACTGCGTCACTTACGTCCGCACAACCAACGACAACCCAGCCGGCACACCAACGTGGGGACCGTGGAACGAGTTCGTTAATGCAGTGGTGCGAGCACGCGCCATCCAGGTGCGGGTGATCGGCACCACTGAAAGCAACCTGGTCGGCTTGGCAATTTCAGACCTTGGCGCAACGGCTGAACTGCAGCAGCGGGTCGAATCTGGCAACCGCACTGGCGCCAACACCTACACGGTCACGTTTGCCCAGGCGTTTTATCAGACGCCGAACATCGTGATCAGCCCGTCGAACATGGCAACTGGTGACTACTACACGGTCACCGCCACCAGCCGCACCGGCTTCACTGTAAACTTCTACAACAGCGCCAATGCAGGCGTGACTCGCAGTTGCGATTACACTGCTACTGGCTACGGCAGAGAGATCGTCTAATGGCGCAAGCTGACCAGACCGTTCAGAACGATACATTCCCAACGGTCCGCGCTGACATCAACAACAACCTGGCCGCACTGTTTTCAAACAGCAGCGGCGTTCCTCAGCCATCAAGCACGGTGGCGTTTCAGGATTGGATCGACCTTGGAACGACAATCGATCCAACATCCACCTCCCCAGTCTGGAGAAAGCGCAATTCCAACAACAACGCCTGGATCAAGGTCGCCACGATTGTTGGTAATACAATCACCTTTGAAGGCACGCTGCCATCGCAGACCAGTCAAAGCGGTAAGTACCTCACCACCAACGGCACTGTCGCAAGCTGGGGTGCAATCCCGCCCGGCTCTAGCAAGGAAGTTTTTACCGCCAACGGCACATGGGTAAAGCCCACCGCTGGCACCATTGCGCTGATCACGCTATGGGGTGGCGGCGGTAGCGGTGCGCGATACGGAGCAACAGCCGGTGGTGGCGGCGGTGGCGGTGCCTGCGTGCAGCGGCTTTTCCAGTTGTCTGATTTGCCCGGTTCTGCTGCGGTCACAATCGGCGCAGGTGGTGCAGCCATTGCATCCGGCACTGATGCCAACGGCAACGTCGGCGGCACCAGCAGCTTCGGCAGCTTGATGACTGCTTACGGCGGCGCTGGCGGCAGCCGCACCAATGTGGGGGGCACACTTATTGCTACTGGCGGCGGCGGCGGCGGCAGTCTGGCTGCTGGATCTAGCAGTACAGGTGGCGCTGGCCATGGCTCTATATTGACCGGCGGCAATGCAGGGGATACAGGTGATTACGGCGGTGCCGGTGGCGCTAGCGGCACAAGCAATGGCCCGGCTGCTTTCTGGGGTGGCGGCGGCGGTGGCGCTGCTTCTGTTGGCGGTTCTGCCACCCAACGCGCAGGTGGCGACAGCCTGAACGGCGGTGATGGCTCTACATCCAACACCGGCACGGCTGCGTCAGTGCCCGGCGGCGGTGGCGGTGGTTCTAATCAAACGGCAGTTGCCAGTGGTGCTGGCGGTGCTGGCCTCTGCATCGTCTACATCTGGTGATGACTATGAATTACGCAATCGTCGAAAACGGCATCGTCATCAATGTCACCATCTGGGATGGTGAGGCACCATGGCAACCACCTGAAAATTGCGATCTGGTGCCATTGCAGGATGGCGCAGGTATTGGCTGGGGATATGCAGACGGCAGCTTTGTGGCGCCTGAAATCCCAGAAGCAGTAGAGTAGGCCATAAAGGACTGCTCCAGCAATGGCTGACCGTAAGATTTCGGACCTGACAGCACTGACTGCACCAGCGGCTGGTGACTACCTGCCCATCGTTGACATCAGCGAGGTTGCTGCTGCCAGTAAGAACAAGCGGATCACCATCGAGGAGTTGTTCCGTGGCGCGCCTGACGGTACTGCCGCTGCACCTGCCATTGCACCTGAGAGCGATCCCAACACTGGCATTTATAGCTCTGGTGCCGACCAGCTAAGTATCGCCACCAATGGCACCGAACGTCTGCGTATTGATAGTGCTGGTCAAATCGAAGCCGTATCTCTTGGCACTGCCGCTGCGCCTACTTTTAGCTTTACCGGCGACCCCAACACCGGCATCTACAGCCCCGGCGCAGATCAACTCGCCATCAGCACAGGTGGCACGGGGCGGTTGTTTGTCACGTCCGCTGGGCTAGTAGGCATAGGGATCTCCACTCCCCTTGGCGCACTTCATCTTGCCGCAACATATCCTCTTCTTTATTTTACGGATACAGACGCAACAGGTCTCGCGCGGTCTGCAATCGGCTCACAAGATGGAAACCTTTCCTACTTTGCAAACGAAAATAATGTAACTGGTGGTAACCATATCTTTTTGCGAAATGGCGCCACTGAATCGGCCCGCATCGACAGCTCGGGCCGATTAGGTCTGGGGACTAGTAGCCCTCAGACTTTGCTTCAGGCAGTCGGCGCAATCGAATCTCGTTCTAGCAATACATATCGCGGCCTCAGGCTAGAAGCGCAAGACAGTGGCTTTCAAATATTAAAAGCGCATAACTATCTTGGTGCTGGTTACAACAGCCAGATTCAGTTCCAAACAATGGACGGCACCTCTGTTACTACTGCCGCGACCATTGATCACTTAGGCCGAGTAGGGATTGGCACTACGAGCCCCACGCAACGCCTTCAAGTAACAGATGGCACGCTGTCAAACTTCTACGTCGCCCCCGGTTACAACAGCGGGAGTGGCACACTTTTAGCGGTTGGAGGTAGTGAGTATCTTGCGTTTGCAACGAACGGACTCACCAACGAACGCGTCCGCATCGACAGCTCTGGCCGCGTCGGCATTGGCACGGTCGTCCCAAGTGAACTATTGATGGTCAACGGTGCCACTCCAGCGGCGGCGTTAGTACGCACATCGAGCGCATCAGGCAACGCTCTGATCAAATTCAATGCAGACGAGACAAATTATGCAGGAATTGGCCTTGAAAACACCGCGCTTGTCATGCGGTGCAGCAATAGCTCCACACCAACAGAACGCGCCCGCATCGACAGCTCCGGCAGGCTTTTAGTTGGCACGTCTACTGCCACTAACAACATTAGAGAAAACCAAACACTTGCTCTGGTTGCGCAAGGCACGAATACATACGCCGGGCTTGGAGCAACCAGTTATGCAGGAGCCACTCAGGTTGCTGCCCCAATGATTGACTTCAATCGCTCTCGCGGAACCACGGTTGGAACAATGACATCCGTAGCTTCTGGGGATCGACTTGGATGGCTTTCTTTTAGAGGCGCAGATGGAACGGCTTTCCAAGACGCGGCTGCAATTTATGGCGAGGTAGACGGCACCCCTGGTTCTGGCGATATGCCAGGCCGCTTAGTGTTCTCCACTACGGCAGATGGGGCGGCTAGTCCTACGGAGCGGATGCGGATTACGAGTGGTGGAGTCACACTATTTAACAAAACAACCGCAACCTTAGATGCTGATGATGGCGTCCAAATTAATGCAGACGGCAGGCTTGATGTTGTTTCAGAAGCAGCACTTGGAGGCATTGTTGTCTCAAGGCCTACAACTGATGGCACACTGATTACTTTTAGGCACGCAGGTGACAACGAAGGTAGTATTTCCGTTTCCGGCACCACCGTCAGCTATAACGGTGCTCACCTTTCCCGCTGGTCCCAACTACCTGGCGGTGCTGAGCGTACTGAAATCCTGCGCGGCACCGTTCTCTCCAACATCGACGAGATGTGCGAATGGGGCAATGAAGACAACGAACAGCTCAACCGCATGAAGGTGAGCGACATTGAAGGTGACAAGAACGTGTCGGGCGTGTTCCAAGCGTGGGACGACGATGACGACACCTACACCAACGACTTCTATTGCGCGATGACGGGTGACTTCATCATCCGCATTGCTGGTGATGTAACTGTTGAACGCGGCGATCTGCTGATGTCTGCTGGTGATGGCACTGCCAAGCCTCAAGACGACGACATCATCCGCAGCAAGACCATCGCCAAGGTCACCAGCACCAACGTGAGCTGCACCTACGACGACGGCAGCTACTGCGTGCCCTGCGTGCTGATGGCTTGCTAAAGCCAGTAGTCACCTTCACTACTCAAACCGAGCGAACTCACCGTGAAGCCTGCGTGCTGCCTCGCAGTAGGCAGCGTAGGCTTCTTCTTTTGTGTTGTATCGACCGAGGGCAATACGTTTGCCGTTTACCTGAATGCCTGTTTGCCATTTTTTGCGTTCTTTAGACCAAGAAACACCCTTAAGCCCGGACGTGTTGTCTTTTCTAATTTTTTGATTGCACTGGTTTTGCGTAGACGTTGCCAAGCGAAGGTTGGCAAAAAGATTATTGTGCGGATTGCCGTCGATGTGGTCAATAAGCCACTGCCCTGGGTCTTCGCCTGTCTGCAACAACCAAATCAGCCGGTGCGCTCTGTAGGAAATCCTATCCACCGCAACATCGACAGCACCCTTGATGTATGTGCCAGCTTCGTCACCTGGCTTTATCCAACGAGCTACAGGCTGCCTCCAGTGAAGCTTTCCGGTTTCTGAATCGTAAACCAAAAGCTCCTGAACACGCTGAAGCGCAGGCAGCGGCTTAAACTTTGGCATCGGCCTATGTAGGTAGGGCGGTCATCCCTCGGGTGCGTCAACACGCCGGGGGCCCTAATATAGTAACCAATCACCAAGGCTTCATGGCTACGACCACTGTTTGGAAAATTGCCCAACTGGAGCGCCTCACGGAAGACGGCCTGGTAATCACCGCCCACTACACCGTGGACGCCAATGACGGCACTTACTCTGCTGGTGCCTATGGCAGCCAAGGTTTCGAGCGTCCTGCAGAGGATGCCCTGATCCCCTTCGCTGACCTCACCGAAGAGATCGTGGTCGGCTGGGTGCAAAATGCGCTTGGCGATGAAAAGGTTGCTGAAGTTGAAGCAGCCCTTCAAGGCCAGCTCGATGAGCAGCGCAACCCAACCAAAGCGGCAGGCGTGCCCTGGGCTTGATCGCGCTTTGCATTGCTGCTTGGCTGGGCGGGGTTTTCCTCGCCTACTGCCTAGTAGCAGTTAATCCTCACGAAGACTAATGGCCGTCAAATCTAAAGTTGGTGCTGCTCGCATCGAGCACCAGCCCGGGCCCCCCAAAACCACTAGCCAGGGGCAAGGACAAAACAGTCGTCCACGTCGTCGTGGACGTAAAAAACTGCGTGGTCAGGGTCGGTAGCTACAATGCGAAAGTAGCCACTGCTGCCATGATCGAAGTCATCGCCGCAGTAGCTGGCGCAAGTATCTCAGTTGCCGCCATGGGCGCAATGGGATTCACCAAGCGCAATGATGAGGCTCGTGATGCCGTCATCCGATTAACCAGCGCAGTGGAGCACATCGCCGCGCAATTGGAAATTTTGCACGGCGACATCCGCGACGAACGAAAGGAGACCTTTGGTCGCCTTAACTCAGTCGAGCAGCGGGTAAGCAAGCTGGAAGTACGGCCATCGACCTACCAGGGGTAGACAAAGCTTTTTCTACTGGCCAGTTGTATTTGTTAATCCTTCTCGCAACTGAACCATTCGCTAGCCCAAGTTTTCTATCCCATTCAGCGGCGCACAAAGTTTCGCCATCAAAGGTGAGAAACTTGTTATTGCTTTTATTTTGGCACTGCTGTTTTTGAGTGGCCCAGCGCAAATTTCCTATTTCATAATTTCCATTATTATCAATTCGGTCCAAGGATGTGCCGATTGGTCTTGGGCCTACATGCAAAATAAAGTCTTCAAATGATTTAAGCAAAAATTTTATACCTCTGTCCTTGTAATTTATTTGATTTGTTAAGTGATAAGGGTTGGTGCATCTTCGTTTTGCATCGTGGTAAGCCATGTATTCGACCGGATATTGAGCG